CACCTTCAACAGCAAAGCTGTCGTCGTACTGACGGTTGACGTTACGGGTAAGAACCAGATTGTTTTCCAAGATCTCCAGGGCCTTCCTGGTGATCATGTCAATCGTAAGAATGCTATTTGACATGGTAATTCCTTAAAAGTTAGCGATTCTGAGCTTGTGCCTTTTTAATCTGGCGCAGCCTGTCTGCTTCAATCCATTCCGAGGTAGTCATGGTTTTAGTAGACCGAGGATCGGTCGTATCATAACTTGGATTGCCTGAAGTTCTGGCGTTTACTGGACTAATCGGTGCGGGCGCGGACGTAGTACGTTTAACTGGGACATCGTTGGCTATTTTAGCCTCAATGCGTCCAATCTCCTTTGCTTGCAAAATCGGGCTAAGACGGGAAATGCGATCTGTCTCTTTTGGATTGGACCCAAGGTAGTACGCTACATCAGGGCCAGCATCAGAGGCTTGAATCGCTTGCGCCATCACGGTTGTGATCTTAAGACTTGGGTTGTACGCGACCTGTTCAAAGTCATCGTACTTGGTCCGAGCCTCTTCTTCACGCTCGTGATATGCCTCAAGAATCTCCGTCTGTTGGCGCTGCTGGTCCCGTTGTGCGATTAGCTGGATTGCTTTGGCTTCTGCGTAAGCATCGACCGAATCAAACTGATCTACAGGTGGAACATCAACGGCAACGGGCGGCGGTGCTTGACGCTCACGCTCCCACTTTCGCTGTTCTCTTGCGAGACGTTTTTGAATTGCTGCATCAAGTTCCTCTTGCGAGAAGGTCTTGGGCGCAACTTCCGGCGTATCTACTACAGGTTCCGGGGCCGCCGTGGCTTCCAGTTCCGGCGCGGGCGCTACTTCCGCTTCAATCGCTACTTCTTCGGACATTTTGAATCCTGAGATTCCCCGGTGAGCCGCGCCGGTACGGTTATATTACACCAACTTTTTGCAGTTGTGCAAGTTGTTGTTTATTTTTGAAACAATTTAAAATACCGGCATACGAATCACACACCATTCAATATTTTGCGATGATCCGCTTGTTTGTGTTACTCGAACATTTTTCCCGGATATGCTCAAAGAAATGTTAGCTCCATTAGAGTATCCGCTTAAATTGCAATTTGTCGAATCATCAATTACAAACGAACTGGCAATATAGTTAGAGCCTAGATTTGGAACAAACACCGTTAACATATAAGAACCAAACGCAGAAGCAAACATTGTTGTAGGAGACCCAGAAGCAACAGATGTCAAAACCCCACCGCTTGAATAAAAACCCGCTATTGATTGTTGAACCGCGTTGTATTTGTAAATTGGGCTATTATTTACAATTACGTTATCTAGTTTGGTGTTTGTTCCGTTATCCGTTAAACCAGAATTTGAAGTAACAGTTACGTCCGTAAAAGAATTTAAGTACGCCCCAGATAAAATTTCAATTTGACCGTAACTTCCACCAAGAAATTTATTTTGTTCTGAGTTTGACCCAATCTGCGCTTTACACGCGCTTAATGGAATCAATCCACCGATGAATGTGTTTTGAATTCCATTGATTGAAACATTTGTCTTGGGAGTTGTGTTTTCAAAATCTATGTTTGTAAAAACTGATTGTTTGAAATCTGGAAGAATTTCTAAATCCAGCGTGCCATTGTATTCGCTTGACCCGCCAGTAATTACATTGCTAAAGCCATTTCTGCATTTTAGGCCAGAACCTGATACTCCTTGAATGTTCAACCCAATGATTGTTACTGCACAGCTATCAGGATAAGTTACAGAGCCACCGACAGGTCGGCCCAATTCTATGCCAATTTGAGGTTGAACGACAAATCCACTTACGCCCCAATCGTAATTATATACTGTTGGATTGAGCATATATGCAAACACAACAAAACCTGTATAAATACCTCTTTGGGTTACATTACCAACGCTTATGTCTAACAGTCTAATGTTAATCCAATTGTTTATGTAAATTCCATTTGTAGCGTTGGAATTCCCTGATACCGCAAAATTATCTAGAGTGATGTATTTTCCGGCACTAGCAGAAAGGCTTACTATTTCTATACAGTTGCCAGTTCCGTTAAATTGCAATACCGTAGATCTTCCCTGCCCCTTAACAACTAAATTGTTAATTCCAAAATTAAGAGTTGTACTATAATTGTACGTTCCAGAAGGGATGTAAATCTCCCCACCCCCGTTTGCTGTAATTTTTGCAAGCGCAAGTGCAAACCCCGCATCATTTTGAGCCGACGTATTAGAAGTGGAAACTCCAAAATCTAATACATTTAAAGGCGCGCCAGTTATCATTGAATACGATGTTTTTGTTAACGACATGACTAACCTTTTTTAATTAAACATCACTTCAATTGATGAAGTCACAGGAGGTGCTTGTGAAAATGTTAGCGTTGTTCCCGATATTGTGTAAGTGTCTTTTTGTTGGTACACTCCGTTAACATACACAAAAGTAAAATTTTCACCTAATGATGCTGAATTTAATGTAAATATGGTTTGCGATCCTGTACCAGTAAAATTTTGTACTTGGTAAGATGCAGCGCCGATCCCAGAAATATTATCGTAAGTTGCAATTAAAACATCTGCTGAAGTGTTTAGAACAAATTTGTACGGCAACGCCGATAACCAAATTTCTCCTCCTGGTACCCTACCTGCTGAATCCAAAACAATTGGATTGCTGTGAGCGGTTGCACCGCCAAAAGATGTGTATGTAACCTGGGGCGTAGTTGTCCCAGCCGCGTAAGAATATAACTTACCGCCGCTTAAAGGAACACCGCTATTGGTAAAAAATTGTTGCCCTGCGCCACCTACTGGCGATAAAAAATTAACTGCCATTTTTTGTTTCCTTTGGCGTAAACTCAGTGGAAATAATTGATGATTTCATTATTATTTCCAAGGCAACGGCGGTGAAACAATAGGGGGGTTTGCTTGATTATTGATCTGCATTTGCACATCGTTTTCAGCAGATTTTTTGGCTATGTCACTTGCCCAAACCCACCTAAGAATTTCATCCTTAGTAAGTTGATTATAAGGCGTATACGGCTCGCCAGCTACATACGTTACATTGCTGGTTGAATAAACACTACCGTTGTACGTCCCGTCCGTACCAGAACAAGTCCAATGAACGGTAAATACTACGTCAGTTTGCCCTTGAGCTTGTGGGTAACAGTTAAGTTGTGTTACGTCCCACGTAAAAACAGTTGCCATTATTTGGCTTCCAGTTGAGCAATACGATCAGTAAGCGATTGAATGACTGCTTGTTGCTCTTGTATTGCTGCGGTTAACAAAGGAATTATATCTGTATACCTTAAACCTAATGTTTTTTGTTCATTATCTTGAACATCAACGGCTTCTGGCAAAACGGTTTGAACGTCTTGTGCAATTAAAAACGAACGGCTCACAGATTCATTGTCTGTAAGGTAACGTCCTGTACCAGAACGCAAAGAACAAATTTTTTGAGCAGCGTTTTTGAATGGTGTAATTGCAGTTTTTAATCGTTCGTCCGAGTTTGCCGTCCAAGATGTCGCCCCATCAGCAATATAAACTCCAGTATTGTCTTGGTTGTAAACAATTAAAGTGCTTGCTGAATTAAAAGGGCCAATGTTCCAATATTTTCCAGCCGTAGACGTTGATTGCCTTAAAACCAGCGGTACATCATTATTTACTATTTGAGCCCTGGCGTAACTTACAACATTACTTGTAGTCCCCAACAGCAAGTTGCCAGAGGAGTTTAGGCGAATACGTTCTGTGGTATTTGTTGACCAAGCAATAGTATTTGTTGTTGGCAAATACATTCCATTTGTTGGAACCGTTGATCCAGATGGGATAAATGCAGCACCAGTTGCGCTACCAGCTGTTACAAGATTTGTTCCGTCAAACGTCAGGTTCGCAGAACCGGCTAACACATTCGAACTGTTGTATTGAATTTGAGTGTTTGACCCAGCGGCAACATTTCCAATGTAACTAGCGGCAACTTTTTTGGTTACGCCGCTCTGGACAATTGGAACGACTTCTGTACCGCTAAGTGGTGTAGTCGCTGACGGTAATGCAGAAATCGTGGTATTTGCCATGTCAAACCTTAAACTGTAAGTGCAGCAACTTTATCTTGAAACGCTTTTACGCGAGCGTCCAAGGCGGCAGTCTTAGCTTTTAAATCGGCCTGTTGGCTTTCAATCTCAGCCTGGGTAGCAGTCTGAAAAACTTCACGATCTGCAACAACTTTCTCGCGCAACTCAACCGCTGTCTCACGGTCTACCGCATCGGCAAGTGCAGCCTTAGCTTGAGCGTTCAAATCCTTGGCCTTGGCCTTGGCATCAGCCAGTTCTTGTTTTGCTGCTTCGCGGTCAGCCGTGGCGTCAACTTTTAACGCGGCTGCTTCTGCGTTGGCCGCATCTAGCTCTTGCTTGGCGCGTTCACGGTCAGCTACAGCATCTTGGGCGGCAGACAATGCACCCTGACGAACAGCCAGTTCGTCACGTAATGCGGCCATGTTAGCCAAATCAATTGGAAACTGCTTGGTGAAATAATCAACGTAGTTCACGGCGGGAGAGTCGTTAGAAACTTGCATGGCGACCTCAAGAATAGTAACTAATGTTAAGTTTGGCACCAGCAGTTTGCTCAATGAACTGGATCTGCGAAAGATCACCGTCATACTGCAACGTGACGCCAGCGGCCAACGGCATACCAATGCTTGCAGTTGGAGCCACACCATCGTCGCGCCAGCGCACGGCTTGCGTTTCTGGTGTGATGATAGCAATCCGAGGGGAGCCAATCAATCCGCCTATATCGCGTGGCGGCACGGTCAGTTTGGTAGCAGTACTCAGACTTGTAATCTGCTGGTAGCCCATCACAGATGTGATAGCCTTGAGGTTGATCGCCATCAGAATCTCCTTCTTTCGGTGAATGACCGAAGTTTAATCAATAGTTGGTCTGCGGAAAGTATATCAGGGTTGAAGACTGTTCCGTCAAACAGATCGTTGCCGGACGCGGCTTCCGAGACTAAGCCTAAAAAAAGCAAATTTGCCAACTCTTCATCAGAGCCACTTGCGGCTTCTGCAATTGACCTAAAATAAGCTAACGCAGCAGATACAGAATCCGCACCAGAAGCCGTCTCCGATACGGACCTATCATAAAGCAAGCTGGCGAGTACAGAATCAGAACCGGAAGCTGTTTCTACTATTGTTGAACCATCTACCGGAGCGGCTTTGGTTATGGTGTATTGGAGGACGATTAGTGGATAGCCGGGGGGTAAATGTAATGCTGGGTAGCGGTACCCCCTTCCCCCACCCCAGTTACCAGCGGTGCCCGGAAAACCCGCATTAACGCTACTGGTTGCCGCACTACCGCCCGCCCCGCCTCCGGGGCCGTATTGATTGCTTGTGCCCGAGTCGGTCCAAATGTTTTGTGTGCTGCCATTTCCGCCGTTTAGGAACCCAACGGTGTTTTTACCTCCACCACCGCCTCCACCATTAGATCCGTTTCCAGCCGCCGAACTTGCCGTTGCAGCCGCACCGCCACCAGAACCACTATTACCCGCCCCCCCAGCCCCCGCAACCGTTGAGCTAGTTGCGTTGCCACCTGCCGTGGAGGAGCCGCCGTTAGAACCACCCCCGCCGCCAGATGACGCAGACGAATTACCGGCAAACGAATTGCCACCATTTTTACCCGCGCCGGATGGGCCAGCAGAGCCTCCGCCGCCAGCCCATTTCAAAACGGTGGTTCCAGATCCTGTCCCGCCATTACCACCGGAGTAAGTTGTTGTGCCTACAGAAGAAGCTGATTGACCACCCGAAGTGCCGGGGTATCCCGCCCCCTTTGCCAATACTCCATTACTAGAACTACTTGGCGCAGAAGACCCAGATTTGTTAAACCAAGCGTCCGAGTTTCCGTCAAGGCTGGTATTAAAATAGTTTAAGTAATATGCGCCAGTGTTGTTTAGGGTGCTTACATCGATTACAGACGTTGCATACGCACCGCCACCGCCACCGTTTACTGAGCTTACTGATCCATTAGAACCGCTGCCAATTGCGTGGACAGTTACAGTATCTACGCCATAAGGGATACGCCAGCGGCTTGGCGTACTAACATCGGTAGAACCAAACTCATTTAATACTTCTGTGTACGAATTGCCAATCGTCACTACCGGGGTGTAGGTAACGATGATAAGACCTTGGCCTCCGGGGTTTCCACCCCCACCATAATTAACACCAGCAGGGAGGTTATTGACTGAAGTTCCTATGCCTCCGCCGCCACCAGCGGGGCCGTATGTATTGCCAAGGTAATCAGTAAAAACTAAATCTGCACCCCCTTGCGCTCCAGCGCCAGAAACTGTGTTGGCTCCACCACCTCCGCCGTTTGTTCCTGCGGTTGGCGGGTTCCCACCAGCACCACCACCAGACCCTAAACGATTATTACCTCCTGTGCTGCTAGTGCTAGAATCCCCCCCGTTAGCCCCGCCGCCGCCGCCTCTTGCGGAGGCTTGGTATCCATTGCCACCATTACCATTTGGCCCCGCAGCACCGCCAAAGCTATATAAATTATAATAACTTTCAAAGTCGCAAACATATATACCGTACCCATTCCCGCCGGAATACTTAGTATCCCCAACTCCGGTTACACTGGAGCCGCCCAGTGCAGCACCGTCAACGCAATTCGGTATACTTGCTCCGCCTTTAGCTAATGCTCCATTTGTGGTTGAACTTGGTGCAGCGTTAGTTGTTTTATTAAACCAAGTATCCCCGGCTGTTCCGCTATTCGCCCCCGCTCCAACGCTAATATAAGCGAATGAAAGCGGAGTTAAAGCAACTGTGTTTGTTTTTGAATATGCCCCGCCGCCCGCGCTACCACCGCCAATAACTTCAATGGTCGCAGATGTGCAATCGACTGGAACTCTCCAGCGCGTACCAGACGTAATGGCAATCGTTACGGTGGGCATTAAATCACTTCCGGTGTGACTTGTTTGTTTGCCAATGCGGCTGCTTCTTCAGCAGTTACAATTGCCGTGCCAGTCCAGACGTAACCTTCTGGCACTTCTTCTAACCGCCAGCCTTCCTCAACCCAATCCGTTGGCTCGGCAACAATCAGGTTAACAAACTCGCCCTTATCGTTAAACAGCACGCACGTTGTCATTCCTGCTCCCCTGCTGGAAACACGTTAATGAATATAGTGTTGTCCACTAACGCCTCGACCTCATGCCACTCGTTCTCTTTGAGGATCACGGGCACAGTGTCTTTGTCCATCTCTTTGTAAAGGTTTTCTTTACGGATGGCGGATTGACCGGCAACGCACATAGTCAGGTGATCAAACGTATGCTCATGACGGGGAAGACCCTCCCCCGTGTTTGCGTGGTAGACCGAGAACCTTACCTTGTCGTAAAGGAAGGTATAGGTAGGGGGAATGTTCTTCACGCCCTACCTCTAATTAACCCGAAAGGCTAAATGTATAAGTTACGTTTAAAGTATCGCCAGAAACAACCGAACGGTCACCACCAGTAAAGTCAGAACCTGAGAACAGCGTTCCGGTCGTACCGCCTTTCCCGCTTCCGCTTGTTAAAAACGCGCCGCCAACCGTACCACTAGCATTAATACTAAACGCTGCTGCGGTTGCGTTGGTAACTACTGAAGGATTTGCGTTGGTGGCCGCAGTAAAAGTAGGGGAAACTCTGGTTGCATTACTGTATCCAGTAAACTCGGTCCATCCAGCGTGGCTTGCCATTGTGTCCCCCGCTGCCGGGGCATTAGATGCCCCAGCGCCCCACAAACCAATATACCAGGTTGTAATTTGGGTAGTGCTAGTTAACGCAACGCCAGCCATGTATTGAAGACCGACGTTAACAACTAAATTGTCGTTCTTTTCTTCCCACTTAAGATTTCCGTCTTTGTCATAACAAAGAACGTGAAACCGACCAGATGCAACTAGTTTTTCCATGATTTTTACGCCAAGAAACGCAACCGATACAAGGCGCGTAAGTAAATTTCAATAATGTTGTCAATCAACTGCTGCAAAGACATATCCGTCTTGTCAACAATTTCGTATCGAGCAGCTTCAATCTCAGCAAGTTGAGTTTCCAAGAACTCAACAATATTAGTTGTTTTCTTGGCTGTCATCAGCGTAATTGGACCGATCAGCCCATGCCGACCTTGGTACGCTTCGGCAAAATCATCTGCCGCTTCAACAATTAGCTCGTAAAAATGACCGAGCGCCTTGTGCTTGCTGTAGCTGCGGGTATTTAGATGTACGCTATGCGCTACATCCCTAGCAAGAAATAGCAAGCCTACAAAATCCGCGCACTTCATTGCATCATCCCTTGTTCTGGCATTTCCATTGGTGCAGGTTCTTGGCGCATCTCAGGCATCAGCATACTCTGCGATTCCATAGCGGCAGCGACCACGCCCATTGCAATGTCTTGAATCTGCTCTTCAGACATACCCGCCTGAACAGCACTAATGCGCTGCGTCTCAGCCTGATACGCCTTGATCTTAGCCTCAAAGTCTTTGCGCTCCATGTCCTGCGCTTCCATAGACTTGCCGACATTTTGCAACATCTGGTGCAACTGATCCAGTTCTGCCGCCATCGCTTGCATTTGCTGCTGCGCCGCTTGCAAAGCTGGATTGTCCTCGGCGTCGCCCATGAGCTTGGGATCAATTGTCTTGGCAAACCGCTTTGCCATTTCCTGCGCCCCAGGCCAGTCCATGTTCTTAACAAACAGATCGCCCGCCACCGCCCACAACTGCGGATTACCTTGCAGTAGTTGAGCCATCGCTTCCAACGCCTCTTGACGCTTTGTAGCGTAGCCCGGACCAGTCGCAACCACTACGTCGTACTTGCCAACAGACGGGTTGTAGATCTTGTCAATCACAATCCCTTCTTGGTTCTGGATCTTACGCACTGGCTCGGCCTGAGTCGGGTCAATCTTGACCATCTTCGTCTCGCCATCAATCCCAATGATTCGGGCAATACGCTGCGTGTCGTAAATCTTAGGGATCATGTCCACCAACTGCCGACCAACATACCGTACAGCCCGTGCTAGGTTGTCTTGGTAGTGGTAAGTACCAACGTCGCCCTCACGCTGGCGAGCAAGGATTGCCCTGCCGGAGCGTTCGTTGGATGTCATGCCCAAAGAGGCGTTGTACTGCCCCGTTGCAGACTTGATGTCCTCGGAAGCACCAACTTTAGCTTGCAACAGGCCAGATGAAGCCATAGGCGGCTGCGCACGTTGGGGCAGCGGCAATATTGCACCCTGACCGTCCGTTACATCTGGATTGACCTCCAAATAAGGCCAGTTATTTGTGTTGGCGGTCTTCCACTGAGTCTCATACCCTTCAAACTGACCGCCATAACCAATAAACGGGGCTTTTGGAGCCAGCGCCAGCATCTCTGCCTCTTGGCTGGTCCAATAGTTGTACATCCGCTGGGCATCTTTGGCGTTACGCACCAGCCCGCTGATGTAAATCCGGCCCTCAACCTCGTATTCGTTGCCAATCACCCGCACAACAGGGATGCAACTACCGGCCCATTCCTGCTTTTCAAGAATTTCGTAACCGTTGATCTTTGTCCAGCAAATCTTCTTGCGATCCGCTTGGCGCGACTTCTTCGGCTTGCCGTAAACCGCCCGCAACTCTTTGTCTTCCGGCGTTCCTTGGAATGCAGTCACATTACCGGGATACAAATTCAACGTCTGCGTGTCATATTCGCAATAAAAATACTCAGCAATACGGATCGTGTCCGTATTTAGCCACTGGCTCAGGTTCTGATCCCCGACACCCAACGTCTCAAGGGTGGACAAGGGCGATGCGTTAGGGAATAACCGTGCGTATTCGGCTTTAGACAAATCCTCAGTGATAAAACACCACTCGGCATCACTGCCGCATGGGTCTTGAATCAGAGGGTCCATGTAGACCGAGAAACTGTTCCTTACGCGGGCGATCTTAATATCTTGGTCAAACGTATTGTCATCGCAATACTCGGTCAAAATCCGAATATAACCTTCGCCATACGCAACCTGGTTCTCGCAAGCCGTATCGTAGGCCACATCGGCATCCGAGATGTACTCAATATGCCGAATCATGCCGTTGAAAATCTCAGCAACCTCTACATCAGCGTTGTCATCAACCGGAATGACCTTCACGCTAGGCCGGTTCTGGCGCTGATCGTTGGTAATCTGATGTACGTGCTGCGGCAGCTTATTAATCGTCAAGCATGGCCGCGCGTTGATCGTCTGACCCTGCACCGCACCACGGGTTGCCAGCACATCTGCGGGCCACTGCCACTGGTTATCAGGGCTACCCGCATAAAACCGCAGGTCGTCTAGCTCATCCTCTCGACTTTCCGAGTACGCCGAAATTGCCATTGACAGGCGATCCCGCGCCGTTGACAGCACATCCGAGTCGCTTTTTAAGGGTTTGCCACCCAGTGCGACATTGCCAACAGCGTTAATCCCGGTGTAGTCAGACATCTCTGCTTAAACCAATTAAGACCAAGGGATTTGAATCAGCCATCAACACTTCCAGCGTTTAAGTGACGCCTTAGCCCGTTCCGCATCGCCTTTGGCGTGGGCCACAACCCCTTCCATTCTAGCGCAAAAGCTAGACTTCCTACCCTTATCAGCTTCCGTCTTGGGATTAGGCGCTGGTGCTTTCAAATTACTACCAGTTTCCCGATTGTACTTCTCGCGCCCCTTCTCGGTCAGGCCCGCGCCTTGCTTAACTGGCAACTTTTCACCACGCCCGACCGATAACGATACGTTTTTCTTCATTTTTTCTTAGCAGTCTTCGCAGACTCTTTGAAGTCTTTAGCGGTTGGCGCTCCGGGAGTTCCGGGTTTACGCATTTTTTCGCCAGAACCAGCAGCGATACGTGCTTTTTTAGCGTTGATGTTGGCGTAGAGTCCGGGTTTCATTTCTTTGCCGCCGCTCGTTTGGTTGCGTATGCAATTGCAACTGCTTGCTTGACCGGCTTACCAGCCTTTACTTCAGTCTTAATGTTTTCTTTAAAGGCTTTTGCGCTAGTAGACTTTTTGAGCATTATGCACCCATCCAAGATCCGGCCATTGAGTCACGATTCATCGTAATAGTACGGGGCCGTTCAACGTACTCACGGTGCGCTACAGGATAGGCAAAAGTCACCGCCAGCGCGTCGGCTGCGTCAGGTGATGCCAACCCCCTAGACTTCATTTCTTTCTTGCCTTCCAGAAAGATCGTTCCCGCCGAGTTGGGCTTTTTCATCGGCCCAACCAAATCATCCTTGAGCATCTTGTCTTGCGGGATGCTGGCGGTCTTTAACCACTCGCGCATCGCGCCCCACATCTCAGCCCGCTTGTTGCCCCACATTACGGGGTTCTTGGCTTTCCAACCAAAGTTTACCCCTCGCACCTTATACCGTTGTTCTGTTAAGCGGTCAAGTATTCCGTAACCCAAACCGCCTTCGTCTATTACAGTTAGCGTTGGTTTGAACTCGTCAATCGCGTCGATCACACGCCCGACAATCGACATCGTATCTTCGCCCTTGTACCGCTTAATCGCTACGATGTCCCGCCCGCGCCGCACGACAATTACGGTTGAGTCCAACCCACCCCTTGCCGGATCAACCCCTATTACTATAGGCGCAGTCTCGTCCTTGTACTTAGGCCGCTTGAATGCGTCCTCGACGATCATCGGCGAGATGAACTGATCCTCACCCGCGCTTGGGAAGTCACCGTACACCTCAACTCTAGCCTGGATCGAATCCTCGCCATACTCCGCGATGATCTGCTCGTAGACCTGCTTGTCCGTCCCCTCGACCGTGCGCGCATCTATCTGGCGCGTTTGCCAGAAGTCACGCTTACTATTAAACGTCTCAAAGAAGTAACCGCTATTACGCCGGGGGTTGCTAAACGCGAACCAATAACGGTCCAGAATGTTTTCTGTAAAGAAGCCCGCCCCGACTGACCAGATCGCGTCGGCGATACCAGACGCCTCGTCAAAGATCAACATCATTCCGTCGTGGTTGTGTACACCCGCGTAGGCGTCGGGATTTTCTTCTGACCAGAGTTTGCCTTCCGCTGCCCAGTA